GTACTTTTCCTAATTCTACTAAACAGTTATATATATTTTATGAACAAGGTGTGAAAGTAGACTTATTTAGTGCAGGTTTATCTGGTTCTAGTTATACGCAGGGTGCTAGTAATCAATTTATAGATTTGGCAATGCACTTATTTAAGTTATATAAAAAAATTGATGGTAATAATACAGCTACTATTGTTGCACCCGTTGAGCTATCTAATTTACAAAGTCTTTCTACATTTTGCAGTAATAACAGTATGTTTTTCAATGGCATAATATCTAAATCTGTCAATATTGTTGATTTTATTACAAAAACATCACCATTTTATTTTTTATCTTTTTTATCTGTAGGTGGTAAATATCAATTTGCCCCAATATTACCTATTAATGGAAGTAATCAGATAGATACAACAGCATTAACTCCAACAATTACTTTTACAGAAGCAAATATAATACAAGGATCATTTAAGAAAAATTATCTTAGTGTAGAAGAAAGAAGAGAATTTATTGCAAATTGCATATATACAGAATGTATACCTACAGCAGTTGCAAGAAGAAAAACAGTTAGTGTAAGGTTTACATCTAGTGCTTTAGATTCACCTACAGAACAATTTGATATGAGTGACTTTTGTGCTGATGTAAATCATGCAATATTATATGCAAAATATGAGTTAGCAAGACGTAAGCACAGCACACATAATATAAGTTTTTCTACACCGTTATTAACTACAACACTGATACCTACAAATATTATAAAACTACAATTACAAAGAAAAAATAGTGTAGGGGATGACAGACAAGAAATAGAATATTATCAAGTTAGCAGCATTACTTATGATAATGATGGTGTTAGTAATATAGAAGCTGCACATTTTCCGTTAGATTCAAATGATAAATCAGAAATATCTTTAGAGCTAACAACTGGTACTTTTACTGTTTTACAATGACAACTTTTCCATCATTAGAACCAGAAACAAGGGCATTAGTATATGGGGACTACCCACAAAATACACATGAAGGTTTAAGCGGTGGAAATGTAAGATTTTTATTAGGTACAAAAAGATTAGTACAAAGATTAACTATCACATATGAGTATTTAACAGAAACACAGGCACAAACATTGTTAACACATTTTAATGGACAGAATGGAACTATTGAGCCTTTTGATTTATCTAGTGAAGTATGGGCAGGTTATTCTACACCACCTGTTAGTAGTAGCAGTTATCAGTGGAGGTATGCACAATCTTTTCAAATTAGTATATCTTCACCAAATAGGTATAGTACATCTATAGAGCTTATAAGCGTACCTTTATAATGGCTACATTCCCTGCAATAATTCCTACAACTAGACTATATACACAAGGTGATTTTCCTAGTGCTATACAGCAGTCATCTAGTGGTACAACAACTGGTTTTAGGCGTGGTAATAGGCGTATAAATCAAACATTACAGCTAACATTTGATAATCTTACAGAAACGCAGGTCAATCTTATAAGAACACATTATGACGGACAGAATGGAAGTTTTGAAATATTCTTTTTGTCATCTAGTACATGGAGTGGATATACAACACCACCTGTTGCATTAGTAACTGATTTTGCCTGGTTATATGCAACACCACCTACAATTTCAGATGGCATAGTAAGTAAATGGAATGTAGAAGTAGAGCTAGTATCAGTACCTGTTGATATTGGAGATTTAATATTTGATGCAGGGGATTCTGGTAGTACTGCAAGATCTTATATACTAGATGCCTTAACAAGTAGCTCAACACCTGCTAGAACTAATATAATAGATGCAAGGAACTCGGCTACAGTATGACAATTACACTAACAGCTTTACAAAAGCAAAGAAGAGATACAGCAAGTAATTGGACATCTAATAATACTGTTTTACTTGCAGGAGAATGGGGTATAGAGTCAGATACTAAAAAGTTTAAGATAGGTGATGGATCAACAGCATGGCAATCATTAGATTATGTACCTATACCAGATACAAATAGATTACTTACAGGAAATCTCACAGTAGGCACAAACCTAAATGTAAGCGGTAATGCAGTAGTAACTGGAAATTTTACAGTAAATGGTACTACAACAACGATAGATACAACAACACTAACTGTAGAAGATAAAAATATAGAACTTGGTAAAGTATCTAGCCCATCAGATACAACAGCAGATGGAGGTGGTATTACATTAAAAGGTGCAACAGATAAAACACTAAATTGGATAGATTCTACAGATTCATGGACATCATCAGAACATTTTTCTGTATCAGGACAAAAAGAAATAAGATATTTAGATTCTGATTCATCACATCATGTAGGTTTTAAAGCACCTGCTACAGTTACTTCTAACGTTGTATGGACATTACCAGCATCAGATGCAGGGGTTAGTGGTTATGTTTTGGCAAGTGATGCTAGTGGTAACCTTAGTTGGGTAGACCCTGGTTCTAGTACAAACCCTACTTTTACAGGTGATCTTACATTACAGAATGATGGAAATATTAGAGGTTTTGCAACAGTACAGGCTACATATACAGGATCAACAAAAACATTGACAGTAACAGTAGCTAGTAAAACTGCTGCACATAGATATAACGGAAGTGGATCTAGTAACGGTTATAAGATAGATGGATATGAAGCACCTTTTATTACACTTACACCAGGTAGAACATATAGATTTGATCAATCACATAGTAGTAACAGTGGTCATCCATTGCGTTTTTTCTTAGAAGCAAATAAAACAACTGCATATACAACAGGCGTTACTACTAGCGGAACACCAGGTACAGGTACAGCTTATACAGAGATAGCTGTAACAGATACAACACCCTTAGTACTGCATTATCAATGTAATACAAGTGGTCATAACTATATGGGTAATAGTGTTTCTACTAATTCTAATGTTGTTAATTATAATGATTTACTTAATAAACCAACTATACCTACTAATAACAATCAGTTAACAAATGGTGCTGGTTTTATTGATGGTTCTGCATTAAATGCGAGTAATTTAAGTTCTGGTACTGTACCTGATGCAAGATTTCCTGCAACATTACCCGCTGTAAGTGGTGCGAACTTAACTAATTTACCCACTGATACAACAAAACTACCTTTAGCAGGTGGTACATTAACAGGTGATTTATTATTAGATAATCAAAAAGATTTACGTTTTGTAGAAGCTGATGCTAATGGATCTAATTATGTAGCATTTCAAGCACCTGCGGCTATTACAAGTGATGTAACGTGGACTTTACCCGCAACAGATGCGGCTGTAAGTGGCTATGCACTAGTATCAGATGCATCAGGTAATCTATCATGGGCTGCTGCTGGAGGTGCTGGAGCTACTGGAGGAGGTAATGATGAAGTATTTTTTGAATCGGACACTAACGTAACAACAAACTATACGATAACATCAGGAAAAAATGCACACACAGTTAGCCCTGTTATAGATAGTGGTGTTACTGTAACTGTGCCATCTGGCAGTTTACTTGTTATTCTTTAATTATGGCTTTAAACATTAACGGCACTACTGGTATTTCTGGGGTTGATGGGTCAGCTTCCGCACCAGCAGTAACAGGAACAGATAGTAATACAGGAATAAATTTTGCATCTGATACTGTCAATATAAATACAGGTGGAACGACTAGAGCAACTGTTAATAGTGCTGGAAGATTTTTGGTGGGAACTGATACCGCAGGGGATGCTGGATTACATCAATTTACAATTGGAGATTCAAGTCACACAGGAATAACTTTAAGAGGTGGAACTTCATCTAATGCAAATATTTATTTTGCAGACGGAACTTCTGGTACTGATGAATATAGAGGATATGTTCAATATCAACATGGTTCAGATGTTTTAGCTTTTGGGACAAGTTCCTCAGAACGTATGCGTCTAAATAATACAGGTACTCTATTTGTAGGTGTAACATCAGAGCCAGGTCAGGGAAGTGCAGGAGCTCAAATATCCAATACAAGTTATTCTGTAGTTGCCAGACAAACTTCAGCTTCATCAACTTTCAGAGCTTGGGGTAATGATGGAGAATTTAGAACTTTAGGTAATGGAAATGCACAAAACACAAATAATAGTTATGCAGGAACTTCGGATAGGGAATTAAAAGAAAATGAAGTCGATGCTAATTCTCAATGGGATGATATTAAAGCATTGCAAATTAAAAATTATAATTTTAAAACAAGCCCTGATGTAAAACACTTAGGAGTTATTGCACAAGATTTAGAAGCGTCAGGAATGAATGGTTTAGTAGAAAATAATCCTGATGAACTTTATACAGCAAATGATGTTCTACCAGAGGGTAAAAATATTGGAGATGTAAAAGAAAAAATGTACAAAACAGTTAAATATTCTGTTTTATACATGAAATCAGTAAAAGCATTACAAGAAGCTATTGCTAAAATTGAAGTATTGGAAACAAAAGTAGCAGCATTGGAGGCTGGATAAATGACAGCAAAGATTAAACTAAACGCAGCATCAGGAGGAGGTTCAGTTGCTTTACAAGTACCTTCATCTTTTAGTAATAACAGAGTTCATTCTTTGCCTGATGTTGCAGATGGAACGATATTAACAACAAAAAACCCAATATCAGGAACTACTGTTCAAAGAGTACAAACTGCTACACATACTAGAACTGATACGACCTCCACTACATTCGTTTCTACTGCTCATACTGTAACCATTACACCAATATTTGCTAATAGTAAAATTTTGGTAAACTTTTCTGTTCTCGTAAATACAAATGGAACTAATCATCGTGCGTGTGTGGATGTATATAGAAGTATTGCCGGAGCTACCGCAACAGGTATTGCACCAGTAGGATCAAATCAAACTGTTGGAGCAAATAATAATAGTGGATTTTTTGGAGGAATAAGAGCAGATAATAGTCGTTTACAAGCACCAACTACTATAAATTATCTTGATTCCCCTAGTTATACACTTGGTAATTCAATAGTTTATACATTATATGTTAGAAGTACTACTGGTAACACAGTAGAAGTACCATCAAGTAGTAATGAAGAACCATGTATAAGTATGGTAACGGAGATTGCAGCATGATTTATACCAAAGCAAACGCATTAAATTCTTTAAAACCAAATACTCAATGGGTTTGGACAGGTGATGAATACTCTGGTTTAACATGGCTTGATTCTGGTACACCACCGACTGAATCTGAAATAAATGCTGAACTTACAAAATTAACTAATGCAGAACCTATGAAACTATTAAGACAAGAAAGAAATGCAAGACTAGCTGCTTGTGATTGGAGAGCTAGTTCTGATTTGACACTTGCAGATAATTGGAAAACTTATAGGCAAGCATTAAGAGATTTGCCTGCATCTGCAACACCTAAAATTGATAGTAATGGAGATTTAGATTTATCATCTGTTACTTTTCCAACGGAGCCTAGTTAATCATGTCTAAAGTAAAAGTTGATTCAATAGAAGCTGTTAATGCAAGTACACCTGCAATAACCTTAAACTCTACAGATGGAACGTGTACTGCCAATATTACTAATAACCTAAGTAATCGTAATTTAATAATTAACGGAGCTATGCAAGTGGCTCAACGTGGTACGTCAACTACTTCTGACGGATATAAGTTTTTAGATAGATGGCAAACAAGTGCAGGGAGCATTGGTGGTGTAACTGTCACTCGATCACAACAATCATTATCATCTAGTGATACACCTTTTCAAACTGGATTCAGAAAGTATGCAAGAATAGCTTTAGGTGCTGCTGGCACTATGGCTGCTGGTAGTTATGTAGATTTTTACCATCATATAGAAGCTCAAAATGTGGCTAATAGTGGATGGAATTATCAATCTGCATCAAGTTTTATTACTGTTTCATTTTGGCTACGAGTTTCGACTAATCAAACATTTTATTTACTTCTTAGATCAAGAGATGGAACAAACCAGGCCTATGTAATTCCTATTACTGCATCAGGTGATAATGTTTGGACAAAAATAACAAAGACAGTTCCAGGGAATAGTAATATAGTGATTAATGATGATAACGGAACTGGTTTTACTGTTGCATTTCTCATAGCTTATGGAACGGATTCTACAGATAACAGTAGAGCAGTTAATACTTGGGCTGCACATTCAGGTAGTACTTTATCTCCAGACATGGCTTCAACTTGGCTAACTGCTGGAGCGTCTACATTTGATGTAACTGGTATGCAATTAGAAGTAGGTAGTGTGGCAACAGATTTTGAGCATAAGACATTAGGTCAGGAGCTTAAACTTTGTTCTCGATATTACCAACAATGGGCTGCTATAACTAGCGGTTCAAGTAACGATAATGCTGTAGCAGTAATGGCAAATTTTAGCAGCACTGCTGCCTATGGTCGTATTCCTTTTATAAATGGCCCAATGAGAACAGGCCCAAGTATTACTCAATCAAATAACTCTTATTTTACTAATGGAGCATCTTATAGCGGTTTAACTTATACTGTATCTGGAGCAAGTCCAACCAGTTTGGAAGTAAGTGTAACTGCTTCTAGTGGAAACTGGACAGGTGGTGATGCTGGTTGGTTAAGAACACAAACGGGTTCTGGTGGTCAATTTGCCCTTAATGCGGAGCTTTAACCATGGCACAAACTAAACTATACAAATTGTTAAAAGACCCAATATCAGAACAAGTTTGTTCAATAAGCAAGGATGATGGCGGTGGGCAGTTTACATCTATACCATTAAATGAAGAAAACACCGATTACCAAGAGTACCTTGCGTGGGTAGCAGAGGGAAACACAGCCGAAGCTGCTGATTAATTAACCTTTTCGTGGATTTGCCTGGTCATAAGGCTCATTGTCACATATAAAGGGGCGATAGCACATAAAGCCATAAAAGTTATAATAGTTACAGGTACTAATGCTTTTAAAAACGCTTCTTTTATCATGCAAAAAATAATTAATGCTATTGCCTGTATTACATTTGTATTAACACTAGGCTCTATTACTACAGTTTACTTTGGTTATAAGTACATAACAAGTCCGAAAGGACAGGAAAAAATAAAAAAACAGATATTAGATGAACTAACAGGTAATATGCCTAACTTAATAAATAAACAATTACCAGAATTTACTAAACCTGCATTACCTATGAAGCCAAAAACAAAGCTTAGTATTTAATGCCAGAAATAGATACAATACCAAGTTCAGCAATACCACGCATACCTGTAATAAATATACCTGTAGAGCAATCTTTACCTAATACAAGACATATAACAAGGACATTACCACCAACCCTTACAATGCCTTGTGTAACTTTTAGAAGTGATGGTACAAAAAATAACCAGTTATTTATAGATGATCCAAGCGGTAACAGTTTTGTATGTCCATTGCCTTCTTATGTACCTTTACAGTATGACAAGAAAAAGATATTACTTGTAGAAGAAGCAAAACCACCTACAAACGTAGAACCACCCGAAACTGATGTAGAAGAGCCAGAAGTACCTAAAATACCAGAAGAAGATGAGGTAGAGTGTCCTGATCCTAAAAAAAACAATCCTAGAATTGGTGATTTAAATGCAAAAGGTACAGAAAAAGTAAGTGGTTTTGTATGGGTAGAAGAAACTAAAGAATGTGTAATACAATGGGAGGCTACAACAGCAGTTGAAAAATACCTTCCAAGCATAAATACAGTAAGCACAACATTTGCTATAACAGTAGTTGCAACTACGGCTGCTACATTAACACCATTGCTAAATAGAGTTCTAAAACCATTATTTAAGCAGCTTATAGGAAGAATAAAAAAACTATTTGGCAAAAAAGGTACAAAGTTTGAAGGAAAGAAGCCTATAAAGAGTAAATTAAACAAAAAAAGCTAATATAAAAGTAAGGCTTGCATAACGTAGGGGTATACCCCATACTGTATGTAATTATTGTTCTTTATTACTTTATTGATATGTCATTTGAAGAAGAACTAGAACAAATTGATAGAGAGGAATGGCTGGCTAGGTTTGATGATCGCCAGGTAATGATGGCTGCAAGAATGTTTTTAGAGTGGCTTTACCATCTTCCTGATGATTGGCAACCAAAAGAATATACAGAATTTACATTATGACTATGAACGCACAACCAGAACAGTTATTAATACAATTAAAAGCACTGCAACTACAGAAAAAAGAATTAGAAATGCAAATATCAGAAAAGAAAATGGTATTAGAAAAATATTATTTAGAAGGGGTCATTATGAGTAGTTTTAGTATTGATGGTGTAAAAGTAACAAGAAAAAGAAAACCTGAGAAATGGGAATATAGTAATACTACAAGTCAATTTAGGAAAGATATGATAAATGCTATTGAAGATAAAGAACAACAGGAAAGAGAAGAAGGAATAGCAGTTAAGTTAGAAACAGGCTTTACATGGGCAATGAGATGAAAACACAAGAACGAGTAATGAACGCACTACAGCGAGTGAAAGAGCTTTTATTTTTGGTTTCTGATTGGACTAAAAAACCAGAAAAAGAAGATGCACTAAGCAAAGAATTTAATGATAAAAAATTAAAAATGATAGAAGATTTGTACAAGCAGTTAGGTGAACTTAATGATAGATATATGTTTAATCATAATTCAGAGTTTGCTACTAAAGAATATATTGTTCAATACGATGAACTAAAGAAAAAAATATACGATTTAGAAAAATGAACCCACAAAAAAATAAGGGCGATAGAGCAGAAAGAGAAGCCTGTATATATCTAACAGCAGCTACAGGGCATATTGTAGAAAGACGTTTTGGTGCTGGTCAGGATAAAGATAAAGGTGATTTAGTCGGTATACCTAATACTGTTGTACAGGTCTGTGATATGAAAGATAAGAGTGAAGCAGTACTTAGAAAGCCTAGAGAAGCAGAACAGCAAAGACTAAATGCAAAAGTAGACCATGCTATTACTATGGTCAGGTTTAATAAAAGACCAGGATGCAAAGAGGGAGATAATTGGCGTGTTGTAATGACCATTGAACAGTATGCAAGATTAATAAAATGAATTGTCTTTACTGTAAAAAAGAATTAATTATCAGCGATACGCAAGAATATGAATTAGATGATACTTATGATTTTATAACGTATTTACATTGTGCAGAGTGTAAAACAGATGTAGAGGTATATAAAAAGAATAAATGAGAGTATTAGTTGCCTGTGAATATAGTGGTAAAACAAGAGACAGTTTTATTAGAAATGGACATGATGCTATAAGTTGTGATTTCTTACCTACAGAAAGACCAGGCAAACATTATCAGGGTGATGTAAGAGATATTATTAATGATGGTTTTGATATAATGGTTGCTCATCCTAGCTGTCAGCATTTGGCTTGTAGTGGTGCTAAACACTTTTATCGCAAGCAGAAAGAACAGAAAGAGGCATTGAATTTTGTACGTTTACTTATGAACTGCAACATACCTAGATGGTGTATAGAAAATCCTATTAGTGTTATCAGTAGTGCTATAAGACCACCTGACCAGATAATACAACCTTATGAATATGGAGATCCATACCAAAAATCTACCTGTTTATGGTTAAAAAATTTACCATTACTAAGACCTACAAAGATTGTAGATAAGGGTGAATTTTATATATCGCCTAGTGGTAAAAAATTACCTGCCTGGTATGCAAAAGATAATAATGCAAAAAATAGAAGTATGACATTTGATGGAATTGCAAATGCTTTTGGAGATCAATGGGGTGATGAAAGCAGACTACCTATACCAGTAGAACAACTAAGTTTATTCTAATTACTTGACAGGGGTATACCCATGCTGTACATTTAATATTGTAAACACAACCGAGAGGTTTTCCAAATGACTAGAAACTTTTACAAAACAGCTGATAGTGACTTAGGCATCATCTATTCTGATGCAGAAAATTTTAGAATGAGTCCTTTAGGCATAATAGCTGACTACACTATTGTAGATGCACCAAAAGAACTTAAAAGTGAGATAGGTAAATATAATACGTTTCCTAAAAAACACATGGTAAGAATTACAAACTATAAGGGTAATTAATTATGCAAAACTTTTTAATGATACTTTCAGCTACAGGGTTGTTTTATACAGCCCTATCATCAACTCTATATGACATGACAGTTACAGATTGTAATGCAGGTATAGAACTAGCCTGTAAGGAGGTAAACAAATGAATTTATTAGTAACTGATATTAAGTTTGATTACACTTCAAACACAAATCCCTTTCACGCACCGATTACTGAACATGGTAAGCATCAGATTGAAGCTGAAACAAAAAGTTTATTATGGGATGCTGAAAACCATACAGAATTAGTTGATGCGATTGAAGAAACTTATGGTTGGTATGTAGAAAAAGTAAAATTTGTAGAGGTAAACAAGTAATGACTACGTTTGTACCTATTACACGTTATTCAAGATGTAAACGCTATGCAGGGGCAAAAATACAATGCCCTAACTGCAATACAATTACAACTACAGGACATTTATCCTGGACAGTAAAAAGATGCCAAAACTGTAAATCAGATATAAATAAATTTGATTGGCTAATAGAAAAAGGTAAATATTCTAAGGAGGTAAACAAATGAATTACTGTATATGTGAATGTGACCCTTATGCTTTTTGGGATATTAGTTATAAACAATATATGGAAATGACACCCTCAAAACGTATGGAATACTTAAGGTCATTAAGATTATTTATTACAGAACAACGAGAACAAGAAAAAAGAGAAGAAAGAAGGAGAAGATACGCACTAGATAGATGGCTAAAAAAGGAGGTATAACAACTTAGTCGGGAAGCCTGATAGTTAGTTTTGAGACTGCTAACTTGAAAGTTATACAAAACCTAAGACAAGATAGGAAAGACAGGGCAAGAAAATGAGAAAATCATTTGGAACTTGATCAATCTCCCGACTTAACAATAAATTAAATTTTTATTGTAATTTTGTAGTGGAACCAGGGTACAATCTTGATTTAATAAACTCTACAGCTTGGTCATCAATACTATTTGAACTTTGTTTTGCTAATGCTTCCAAAAGTTGTATTATAAGTTTCTTCATTGCATTCGACTTGATAAATGCTAGAAGAATTGGTTTTAAAATAGTTAACATAATGTGTTCCTTTACAAACATATTGTAGACGTTAAATTTAATATGGTCATCTATAAGGCTGTCTAATCCCCATTGCAAAGCTAGATAGCCTTTTATTACCTTCTAGGCTTTATTTCAGCTACAGCTAGTTCTACTTCTTTTAACCTGTGAAATACCTCTTTCATATCATCATGCATATCATCTATTTTTGTTGTTAGTAATTCTATAGCTGTTGTATTTCTTACTAAGTCATCCCTTGATTGTCTACCTCGATAACTCAAAGATCCGACTGAGACGAAACAAGCCGTAAGTAAAGCCCCACCTACTGCTGCACCTATCTCAATCACTTTTCTTGTCCTAGATCTAAGGTTATTATAGGTTAAAAACCCATGTCAGAGCAAAAATCTAAAAATCCTCTACAAAAACTAAAAGAAAAATTTGACGATAAAGAAGAACAACTAGAGATACTAGGCACGTTTATCAGGTTAGGGGTTATGGTCTGGGCTGGTTTTATTATCAGCCTTAATTACATAACAATACCTGGTATGGCAAAAGATAATTCACCTAAAGATATAACATTTATTGCTTCAGTATTTACAGGCTGTTTAGCAACTTTTTCAGTGGATGTAGGTAAGAAGAAAAAAGAAGAAAAGCTAGATAAACCTAAAGAAGTTGCACAAAGTGATAATTCATACCAAACTATAAGGGTAGAAACACCTATAAAAATAATTGGTGCTACTGTGGTTGACCCCAATACAAAAAAATGAAACGATTTCTACCTTTACTGCTGTTAGCAGTTACACCTGCTTGTTATGCAGATTTAAGCCACAGCATCACGGCTTCTACAAAACTTACAGTTGGAGGCGCAAGTACAACTTCCTCAAGATTAGGTAATAGTTATAGCATTAGCGGTTCTGGAGTGGACACAAGTTACACTACTGGAGCAGGTCAAACAGTTAGTGATGGATTAGGATCATTAAATGTTACAAGTGGTGTAGCTGATGCACCAGCTATTACTGTGACCCAGAAGACAGCAGGGAATAGCTTCACATTTAGTCAGTCATACAATCAAGCTGACGCTATACCAACATCAGCAGCTACAGTTGGAGCTAATCCAAATTTTTCTGATAATGTTACAAGTATTGCTGGCGGTACAGCAGGGGATCTTGCTGGAACAGTTACGTCAGCCGGTGCGGTCACACTAACAGCCGGAGGACACAATACTGAGGCACTTGGACAAATTACCTCTACGTTAATAGTTGATTAGGTGAGGTTATGTATAGGTTTATATTGCTGCTAAGTTTTTTCAGCGTACCTGTATATAGTCAAAGTGTAATTCCAAATTTTCAGCAAGGGGTATTAACTCAGCGTAGCGAAACTAAATCTACAACAGTAGAGGACATAAAAAGTTTTGATATACGCAATGGCTACCAACTGACAATAGGTGGTGAAAACGTAAAAAGTTCTACAGGTAATGTAGCACCTGCTGGCTGGACAAAACTAGATACAACTGTACAGGGTGTAGGGACTACATATGTTTCGCCAAATTTAGATAATAAACCTACTTTCTCTATAGTAAATGAAGGCCAAAGTTTTCAATATTACGAGACACTAGAAACACCAGGTATTACTAATTACACGCAAATATTAAGGACTACTACTATTGAAAATGTAACTGATACGCTATCTACCTTTAGTCAATGAAAAGATATTTATGTTTACTACTTTTACTTAATAACCCTGTTTTTGCTAATTCTGTTAATACGACATCCAATTCGTCTGGAAGTGTTGTGAATCAAGCTGTACAAGTAGTACCTTCTAGGCAGTTTCAGTACCAAATGAACACTATTACTTGTCAAGGTGCAACATTAAATATATCTCCTTTTGTATCCACTACATACGGATTTGCAACACCTTATGAATCACATTTTGACAGGCCAGTATATTCAAGGCGTGATATAGAAGGAAACTTTGATGATGATAATAAAGCTATTGGTGACGGTGATGTTGATGCTGGATATAGAGGTGAGATTCTTTACCATGAACAGGTTAGAACAGGACAAAAACAATCTAATGTATCTATTAATGGCGGTATTACTGCTACTTTTTCTATACCACTAGATAGAACAGCAATAAAAGAATGTAGAAAAGCTATGGTTAAGCAAAATGAGTTATATGAAGCATCATTAGCTGCAAAACGTCTTAACTTTGAGATGAGTAGAGCAAAGACCTGTATAGATAATTTAAAGCAGGGTATAAGGTTTAAAGAAGGTACAGAGATGGCAAGGATATGTGCAGATGTAGAACTAATATCACCACCTAATGTAGAACATACGCATAAACTTAAGTAGATTTTTTGAAATATAACTTTCTAGCCTGTTCATAGTCATACATACATTCGTTTGGATTATATTCCTGTGTTTTAATGCCATCTGGTGTTATATAAATAACCCTGCAACTAAACAACGTAATAGAAGGATAGTTTTGATAAAGCAAACTTACATAACCACCCATCTGTAAACTATGGTTCTTTTTGCTGTATTTTTCTTGTGTTTTATAGTCAGCTAGACATAACATACCAGTTTCTTTATGCTGTAAAACAACATCACAACTGCCTGCTATATCTCTTTTTCTATCTATCATTCTTAGCTCATTTACTAAAGGTTTCCATGTCTCCCACATCCTGTAATTTATAAGATGCTCTACCCAATGTGCATAATCTTTTGCATACGCTAGTGCTAGTGTCCTATCACCTGTTTCACACCATATTTGTACAGCACCATGAATTGTAGTACCTCTTTCTGCTGCTTTTTCCATATTCTTGCTAACAAAATCACTTGTTTTTATTACATCGCTTACTGATCTAGCTACGTAGCATTTACGTTTTAGATCGTAGTACTTATGCGGTTCTGGATAAAACTCAACAAATGGATCTTGTACAAGAATATCTTTAATATTGTTTTTCATGCATCACAGGATCAAAAGTTATTTTACCTGTAAGAACATTTTTATATTTTGGCAGTTTATGTACAGGAATTGACGAAGTTGCACCACTTTTTGTACGTATTGTGCGTTTCCATTTTCCTGTTTTATTTTCTCTTTCATAACCCATAGATAAAAACCAACCACTAGGAGGATTATCTAGATCTTCTGGTTTTATAAGACCTTTTTTAACCATTTTGCGTAATGTTCTAATGCCATTACCAGTAAATAAACTATCCATTAGATTATGTTCCCCATCTCATCAAACTGTACAACCTTTTGATTAGGATGCACTTTTTCTTCTTCAGCATATGGGTTATTTATTTTTTTTATTGACTCATAATTCTTTATTGTGCAACCCTTCCAAGTACCTGCAAGAATACCTGCTTCTAACTGATGTCTTAACACCTGTTCACCATACACATCTATAAACTTTCTATATTCTGTTATCTGTTGTTTCCATGCCTGTATTGATTTACTACCTTTCTTAACCTTCCAAAAGTCATCTATAAGAGTTTGTAAATGTAATAGATCATCTGGTATTATCTTTTCTTGTTTTTCTTTTTTATTAATTTTTTCTTTTTGTTCTTTTCTTTCTAACTTCTTATCTTTTAATTCTTTATTGTTTGTATATATATAGTCTATATTATTTGTCAAATTTACCTTTTTGTTAACCCTATCGTTATAAGCATCTTCTAGAAGCATATTAATAAAACCATTGGTTGTAATGTATTTAGGCTTTATAGCTGTGATTTTGTCTATTAAAGATCTGTCTAGAATTGGTCTAGTTTTGGACATAGTTGGGTAATAAATTGACTAGGTTTGTACCACAATGGAACATATGTAGAACAGCAATACAACAGCACACTACATAGATTGTATTAAATCTTTACAAACACTATATATATGTTATCGTTAGCTCATAAGTCTACTAATGCAATGTCTTGTACATTAGCTAAACATAATAGACGTATAAAAATGCTAAGAGCAGAGTTAGCAGGGATACATGACCCCTATGAACTACTGGCAGAAGTAATAGCAGATAATGAACGATTAAGACAGTTTATAAACAATCATGATTGTCATAAGGGTAAACCATAGCTATACTAAGAAAAATATATTTAGTATATGATTAAACATATAGAACCTGGTTTGTTTTTAGATACAGAAACAGGCAACATGAAATACAGTTCTGTAATCGCTGCTTGTATAAATTATGAAATGAAACAAAGATATAAAGAATATTATGGAACAACAGTGTTAGGTGTACCAGGTATTCAATGGGGTGCCGATCTTGACTAAAGAAATAACAAAAGCTCTATGTAAGTTTATACAACAGGTAGGCACTATAGAAGAAAAAGATACTGCACAATACGGCAAGTTTGCTGATCTATCTACAGTACTTTCTACTGTTAACCCTGCATTAGCTGCAAACGGTTTAGTTGTTGTACATACAACAAAAGTAGTAGACAATAAAAATATATTAATAACTAACCTGCTGCACACTTCTGGGGAATCTATAACATCAGAAATGTTGTTACCTAATAATACAGGTGGCGGTGGCAATCCTATGCACAAAGAAGGCGGTGCTATAACTTACTGTCGTAGATATTCCTTATTAGCAATACTAGGATTAAATGCAGGTATCCCAGATAATGATGGAGACTTTGCAAACCCAACAGTAGATAATGTAACTCCTATAAATAAAAACAAAGCTGTAGGCATGCCTACATTATTAGATACAGAAACTAAAAAGTATTACCTAAGATTAGTCGGTGAATTGATTGTAAAAGATCCTAAGTTATACAACACATTAGCTGATGCACTATATATAGAGTTTGATTTTAACAGAAACAAAAAGTTATCAGAAAATATAACATTGCCAAAACACGTTACCTTTATAGAAGAATGGCTTGCTGCTAACAAATGATTAATGAACCTAACAAACCACTGGATACTAGACCTATTGATGTTGCCGCCTCTAATTGGAAGAATCGCTTTCTTGTTTCATCAAAACTTACTCCTGTCAACTACAGAGCATTTACAAAATTTTGTAAGGCTAATAACTATTCTTACTCATCAGGTATTAATTATCTGATTTCACGTTATTTACCAGAACACAATGTTTAATGTATCAATCGCAGGGCGTTTAACTAAAGACGCTGAATATAAAAAAGCAGGGGCTTATGATCTTGCATCATTTACTATAGCCGTATCACATGGCAGGGATAAAACTTCTTTTATAGATTGTCAGGTATGGGGTAAAAGATGGGAACTTATAGTAGATGCATACAAGAAAGGTAGCCTTGTCGCAGTATCAGGTGATGCTGAGTATACAACCTATGAAACAGAAGATGGACAGAAAAGAAAACAACTTAGAGTTAATGTAAACAACTTTGTATTACCTGAGAAGCGAGAGCAAACACAATCAGCTACAGTAGAAGAAACAGCTACAATACCTTTCTAATGGGTATAAAACTATCTATAGATCAAGACCTTAAACGCTTTGATAGATTTCTAAATAACAATAGAAAACAATTACCATTTGCTACATCTGTAGCTATAAATAATACTGCATTTGATATAAGAACAGCACTTAATAAAGGCACACTAGGAGCATTTAATAAGCCTACAAAGTTTACACAGAAAGCTTTTATAGTTACTAAGTCTAAGAAAACAAACTTAGTTGCACATACATTTGCAGTAGATAAGGCAGGTAAAGATAGAGCTAGATACTTACGCTTTGGTGTAGAGGGTGGACAAAGACCACCTAAAGGTTTT